ATGGAAGTAATGAAGTTTTCTCAATATACTACGAACGAAGGTTTTGTGAATGGCGTTGATGTGTACAACACAGCAGTGAAGTATTTAGATAAGCAAAAGAAAAAAGAAAGAGTGATGATGCTAAAATACCTCATGATGAAATAGAACTAGAACTATTACTAAAACAGTATTCATACGGTTCTATCGTTGTAGGAAAAGAAATATATAATAAACTTGCTACTATGGGTATTATCAAAGAGAAAGAGTTAGCAACCAGTGAATCAAATTCTGATGATAAGAATTACGTAGAGTTTAAAGGTGAAATTGGTGATAGGTATGCTGATGCTGAAGGCAATGAGTTTGTCGTAAGAGGTAAAGTAAAGGGTGGTGTCACCATAAAAGGTAAAGGTGGAGAAAAAGAAATTGATACCAATTCATTGTTAAAGATGAAAAAATTAAATGAATCTAAAGTTGAAGATATTAAGAAGAGTAATCCAGCACTATGGCATCAAATACAAATTGCCAAGAAAACAGTTAAAATGAATCCAGTCGGTGTATCTGTTATGGGTGGAATGTCGATGAAAGAAGCAGAAGAACTTTTAGATAAGCATGGTATAAAATATGAAAAAACCGAAAAGGTAAAAGAGAGCAACATCATATCATTCGCAAATTTTAATAAAAAATAAATTTTTTAGCATTAAAAAAGAAAGCCACTAAATTAGTGGCTTTTTTATTATCTCCTACCCATTGATGGTGGTCTTGGAATATTCGGCATGTTCGGCATTTTGAAGTTCTGTCTCTGAGAATGTTTAGCAGATTCTTTATCCTGTTTCTCCTTCTCTTCTTTCTCCTTCTCATTCTTCTCGTTCAACATCTTAATATACTCTTCAAACTCCCAGTAAAACCATGAGTCAACCGTCATCGTTGACTGGTGTAGCTGATTCATGAACTCAAACTTATTCTTTAATAAAGTTATCAAAGATGTCTGGAATAAGGAAAATACTTGATGCACCTTCGGGAAACGTCATATCAGAGTGTACCTCCCTATTACACTCTGGACATGTCATTTTTAACTCTTTAACACCAAATTTCATGCTGTCCACCGCTTTATTTAGTATCTGAAATGTATCCATATCCATCGCTTTAAAATCTTTTTCCTTGGCTTTAATACCATCCTCAGAAATCTTATCCCTATCGTATAGTAGGTATGGAATAATTTTTAGGAATGAAATATTAGGGTCTTTTTTATCCTTAACTCGTTGAGTAATCGTATCAAAGAAAATTTCTTGTATACCAAGGGTTGGTGGGGCTAACTTCCACTCCACATCGTTGATAACAAATTTGTAAACCTTTTCTGTCTGGTCAAAAAATTTATTAATATTCTCTGGCATTTCGTAGTTTACAAAAGTTTTTGGTTGGTTCGGACTTTGTGTTGCACGAAATACAATCTTAAATTCATGATTACAACCATCACAGGTAACCTCTTTAGCTAGTGAATTACCCTTTTGGAACGTTAACTCACGTACCATGAAAATTAAGTATATTCTATCAGCATCCTTAATGTTTTTATACGAACCGATTGAACCATCTGGATGAATAAAACGAACGCAACTCGATAGCATATCATTCATTTTTTCGGTGATGTCAATATAGTTACCATCATCCACTACTGAATACGCTTGTACCTCTTGAACCTTAGCACCACGTATTTTAATCTGAGTACCCCTTTTATAGAACATACCAGTTGGAAGAATATCCAGTGATACGTTTAAGTATTCGATGCTAGATAAATCTGGACTCTGACTTGCAAATGTTTTTACTGGTGGCTTTGTATTTCCACCTCCAGTGTCCGTTAAAAATTTATCCAAATACTCTTGATGACCTTTCTCATCCTTTTTGTCGTTAATATCCATATATAATAAATTAGTTTTTAAATGTATATATATAATATACATTGAGGTCTGTTCAAAAATAATATTTAATAAAAATCAAAAAATAGTAATTTATTAGAATTATACATCTATATATTAAATCATAAAAACAAAAAAAGGCGATTAATTTCTTAATCGCCAAAAATCAAAAAAAAAAATCAAAAACTATTATAATTTATTAATCTCATTTGCTATTTCGTCAAAACTTCCTTCGAAACCAGCTCTTTTGCCATCACCACTTGTGTTATCTACGATGAAATTTTCTATCCAAAGATTCTCACCTTCACCAATAGTCCAAACTTTATATCTATCACCTTTAATTGTAACATAAGCGTAAGGTCCTTGATACATATCAAATCCTTCAATGTCTTCTATTTCTAGGTCATTTTCATCATTTAAAAGTTCTTTAATATTTAAAAGTTCTTTTTCTAAATGCCTAATCCAAGATGCACATTCTTCATCGTCATCTGGATTTTCCTTAACATAATCCCAATCAACACCACTAGACCATTCGCCAGTCTCGTTGACCATATTATACTCTTCAAACAATTTTACGTGTTTCATATTCTTATTTTTTATTTTTTCCAATTATATTTACGAAATGATTCTCTATGCTATCAATTTCTTCATCAATTTCAGCCTGTGAAGTATACAACTCACCACGAACAGTAACCTCAACCTCATCAGAATCAACAAGTGTCACATCTACTTCATCGTATATATCTGAATTCTTTTCGAAAAAATCTACAATTTCTTTGGCGTTGTCGGTTTTAATTTTTCTACTCCAGTTAAAACCTTTTTTTTCGGTTACTAAACTATATTCTTCAAACAACTTTACGTGCTTCATACTACATATTTATTTTTATGTATATATAAAAATTTTTTGTTCGGTTTATTTTTATTATTTTTGTCTAAAATAAAATATAATGGATAACCAAACGTACAAAAAGACTGGTGAGCTTCGAGGTCGAAAGAAAGATAAAGCCTACCAAAAATTATCAAAGCGAAAGGTTCGCCACGATAAAAGCGATATTAAAGTTGCACTAAAAGAAAAATAATTACTCTGTGTAGTGATTAAACTTTGCTATATTTTCTTCTTTCCACAACGGCTGTAAATTTGATAATGCATTAACTTCTGATGACGATGAATTTTGGTCAAATTTAGTTAATGGTTTTTTATGGTCAATTTCCCATTTACCATAATTATCCCATGACATTCCTTCAGTAAATAATGATTCTAAATGATGTTTCAATTCCAATGCAGTATATCCAAGCATATCAACTGTATGTTCTTGTTTTGTAGTGTTTAAATGTTTTAATGTTCGATATAGAATTCGTCTCCATGCTATAATATGCGGATTTTCTCTTCTATACTTATATATTTTATCCCTATTTTCAACTTGATATACCTTTTGATACTCTTTATTTCTTTCTTTATTTATTGGGTCTTTCCTATACTCTTTTTTTATTTTTAGTATAACATCCTTATTATTTTTATGATATTCTTTTTTATTAGTTAATATTTTTTCTTTATTATCTTCATAATATTTTTTATCATATTCAATTCTATTTTCTTTAAAATTATCAGAATCTCTATATGATATCATTTCTATGTTAACACATTCTTTACATTTAGTTTGATATTTTTGAGTACCGTTTTTATTTTTATACTTTTTTGAAAAATTGTCAATATCTTTTTCTAAATTACATTTAATACAAATTTTAGTTTCCATAATACACTTTAATTTATTACTATATATAAAAAACTTGAGTCTAAACTCAAGTTTTTTGTAAGTGTTTGATTACTAATTAGTTCTAGAAAAAAAAGTCTTCCCAATAGTCACAATAGAATGTACAGGTCATTTCCATAATCTCGGTAGTATCAGCCCAAACTAGTTCTTCAACACCAGTAAAATTATTAATCATCACGTTGTGGCAGGTTACACGTCTTATCACCTCACCAATTTTATCATGCTGATAGATAATAACGTCACCAACCATGTCTCTTTTATATGATACAGCACCATCCTCGTTATTCCAAGCTAGGTCGTACCAATCCTTCATAATTTTGAAGGTTTCAATCTGTTTCGACTTGTTCTGATTAAGGTTGAACTTAATCGATAGGTCTTCAAAAGATGTTGACGCTGGCATCATCGTGAACAGTCTGGTTGAGTACTTAAACCTCTGCTCCTTTTTCTCCAATTTAGGATAGGTTGGGAAGTTAATCGAAGTTGTATTCTCAAGCAGAATTGTCTTTCCTTTTTTATGTAAACCAGCAATAACTGAAGGTAGAATAATATCAACTTCATATAAACTTTTGTGTATAGGCTCATTCAAACTTATATGAGAATCTACGTTAGTAAAATGTGGTAATGGCATAGTGTTTTAAATTATTTTTTTAGTTATTTATATATATTAATTAGAAAAAATCGTTTTTAGAATAAAAATCTCACTACACTATATATTAATATTTTTTATAAAATATATTCATTTATCTTTGAGGTCTAAACCAATTAAAATTCTGTAATATGAATACGATTGAAACTTCCCAAACCGTATCATACAATAGATTCGCTGATATTGTAGAAAAACTAACAGTTCATAGTGTAGTAAGGTCATTCTTACTAAGTGCTAATGAGCAAAAGTTGACTGAAAGTTTACTTGACCGAAATTTAAAGGGTATGCCACTCAGTTTAATGGCAACTTACGAAAATGTAAAAGGTATTTTAGAGAAATTATCATTACACAAAAAAGAATCGAATGATAAACTCTATTTAATTATCCATCACTTCGATGAAGCGAACTGGGAGATGAGGAATTTAGCGTATCAATATCTTTTTCAAGGTATCGAAAATACCCAAATCATCCTTATAGTCGAAGATTTTAGCATAGTTGATTCGGCTATTGCAAATAAACTGATACAACTGAGATTGAGTTAATAACTTTGGTATAAATAAAAACCCCACTAAAATTTAGTGGGGTTTTTTTATAATCATTTCATATTTCATAGACCCAGAATCGTATATTCTAAATATATTCCTTTCAATCATTATACCATGTTCTGTTTTTGTTGAATCATATCCCTCTTTAACGAGTATATCCTTTCTATAGTTAAAGCGATGTTTTCGAATACCATCCACGATGTAGTAGTAGTTCGGTGGGGTGTTATTAATAAAATTAAATCCTAGAGATTCATATAGATTGCCAGTACTCCAACTTCTATCAGCGTATGATATTATTTTAGTGGGTATATTTATTTTTATGAAATGCTTTAGCAACCTACTTGCACCACCAACAACGCTAGTATACTTTTTACTACTAAACCTAACCAGTTCATACTCACCCTCCACACTCGTATTCGATTTCATTATTCTTCTAGGCATAGTAAATGTCATCAAACTAACTAAATCACCAGTGTGGTATAAACCGTATCTAATCTTAGAAACAGAATTTCCCTGTATGTGATTTTCCTCTAAGTATTTTTTTGCTTCTTTGTAAGAGACTTCTTTAATTTCACAATTTCTGGCATATACTTTATTTTCTGTTACACCTAGTGTGTTTAAAATTCTAGATTTTACTACATCCAGTTTATACAACCAATCATCTTGATATATGTGTATGAGGTGTATACCTAGTTTTTCACACTGCTCAGTCTTATTGATATGATAATTATTTTCTTTGTTCAGCTCATTATGCCAGTATAAGCCATTAAACTCAAAGGCTAACTTTAAATCTGGAAGGTATACATCCAATTCTAATCCATCTATTATTTTTCTTGAGTTTACTACAACTTCTTTGGTATAATTCTTTTTAATAAAATCCAATAACTGTAGTTCTAACCCAGATTTCGATGAGTTCACTGAGTTGCATATCGTGCATATCGTAGTTTTTGCCTTATGCCTATTATGTAGTAGGTCATGGCTGATGCTAAAATTATGATTATTTTTTAGGTCACACTCAAATACCATCATATTAGAATCTGAACTAATTAGGTTGTAATTTTTGTAGTAGTCTTTTAATTTTTTTAAATAAGTTTCATTCAACGTTAAAAGCATACCATTTTTAATAGTTTCATTTTTCATTGGATGGTCAACTCCAAAATTTTTTATATTCGTTTCTACTATTTGTTTTTTTATGATTTCATTCTGAAACACGTTATCCACCCCGAATCTTTCTTTAATTGTACTATTCGATTTTTCTTTTGTTTCTTGATTTAAAAATGTGACTCCATTACCATACCTTTGCTCATTAGTATCAAACGCTTTTTTCTGAATATCTAAATTTTGCATTACATTTTGAACATCATATCTCTCTAAATTTGTTTGCTTTGTTTTTTCTTTAACCCACTCCAATTTTTGCGCTACAGTTTCATCGTAGAGTTCCATCATCGTTTTTTCGAAATTTGGTCTCCACGTTCCATTCTCTTTAAATGATAAAACTCGTCTATTGACAATTTCTTGTACTTTATTCGGGTTATCAACACCCCAATTCTTAATATTAGTCTCTTTTCTTTTGTTTTTAATTGCTTGTTTTTCTTCTGATGATTTCGAATTTATTGTTCTTATCGTTTTTTCTTTTATTTCTTTAGATTCTGCTGGAGTTTTTGTACCAAATTTTTCTATTGACTTTTCTTCTTTTAATTTTTTAATCGCTGGGTCTTTACTAACACAAGCGTTAGAACAGTATTTATAATATCCTATGGTTGAGTTCTTGAACTTGACAACATTACTACATGTTGGGTTTTGACAAGTTACTATAATATTTATATTATACTTATAGTGATAAACTTTTTCAGAAAATTTTATATCGTTTAAGTTGTTATCATTACAAAATTCTAGTATACTTTGGTATAACTCTGGATAAACCCTAGCTAAAAATTTTTCTTTTGTTAACTTACCACTAGGGTCTTTTCCGAATAAAATATGTTTATATTCCATACTACTTATATATTAAATGTATTCAATTGTTTGAAAATAAAAACCCACTAAAATATAGTGGGTTTTTATTTTTTATTTTTATTATGCTCCGAAACCGCCAGATTGAATCTTACCAACACCTAAGATTGTAATGTTGTTGATAATTTGACCCATACCCTTAACGATTTCAATGTATGTATCAAGAACACCTTTCTGTGTATCGATTATGTCTGGAGTGTTGTTAGTCTCATCGATAACATTTCTATAATCGTATAAAGCACCAGCATCCATGTAATCCTTACAAATTTTATCAGCCCTGTACTTAATCTCGGCACGCACTGATGGGGTGTTAAACTTCCACTGATATCTAAGAAGCATATCATAAAGGTCATTTTCAAGTTCAATCAAAACTTCTCT